CAAAGGGCAATCACGAGATGGCATTCCGTCTTGCCGAGAAGCACTTCCCGAACACTGAGAGCGTCGTCAAGACCCTCAAGGCTCAGGCTGAAGGTGCGAACCTGTCCGAACTGATGCGCATGAAGGCCACGGTTGCCGCTGGTGACACGATCAACGCAACGTGGGCCGCTCCGCTGGTCTACGCCAATACCTTTGGCGGCGACTTCATCGAGTACCTGCGCCCCCGCACCCTGATCGGTCAATCGAACTTCCGTCCGATCCCGTTCAACGTGCGCGTGGCTGGTCAGACCTCTGGCGGTTCGGCTGCTTGGGTTGGTCAGGGCAAGGCAAAGCCGGTGACGAAGTTCGACTTCAACGCAGTTACTGTGCCGTTCACGAAGATCGCTGCAATTTCTGTCATCACGCAGGAACTTGCACGCTTCTCCGATCCGAACGCCGAAGCTCTGGTTCGTGACTCGCTGGCCGATACCGTGATTGCACGGATCGATACCGACCTGTTCGACCCGGACCTGGCTGCGGTGGCGAACGTCTCGCCGGCCGGCCTGCTGAACGGTGTGGCTCCCATCGCTGGTGCTGGTACGGTGGACTACTCGGACCCGAACTCGGTTCGTTGTGCAATCGCGGCTCTGTGGGCTCCTTGGGACACCACGTTCCTGGGTACTCGTCCGGCGTACTACACCACTCCCGCAGTGGCTCGGATGTTGTCGCTTTCGCGTGAACCTCTGGGTGCGGCTGCATTCCCCGGCATGACCCCGATGGGCGGCACGCTGGACGGTGTGCCGGTGCGTGTCTCGCAGTACCTGGCGAACAACGGCGGTTCGGGCGGTGCTCCGTTCATCCTGGTTGATGAGTCGGAAATCTACCTGGCTGATGACGGCTCGGTGACGCTGGATGCTTCGGAGCAGGCTTCGATTGAAATGTCGGACACTCCGGCTGGTTCGTCGAACCCGACCGTTGCCGCCTCGAGCGTGAACTTCGTGAGCATGTGGCAGACCAACAGCATTGCCCTGCGTGCTGAGCGGTTCATCTGGTGGGGCGCTCGCCGCACTGGTGCTGTGCAGTGGCTCGACGGCATGCCGACGACCTGCTAACGTAAACAAAGAGGCCCCTTCGGGGGCTTCTTTTCAGGAGAAGAAATGAAGCGAGTCACGTTCAAGTTCAAAAACGGCTACGAGCGCAAGATGCTAGTTGCTGCTGCCGACGTTCTCACGAAGCGAGGACTGGGGACTTACGAGACGCGAGACATGGCCTTTCAGCCTACGGAGATCAAGGAAGTTGAGCCTGAATCTGACGGGCTTGACGACATGGAAAAGGCAGAGCTTCACGCTCTGGCTAAGGAGCGAGGACTCCAGTTGCACCACATGCTAGGTGCCGACAAGGTTCGTGCCGCACTGCGCGGTGAAAGCCAAGAATGAAGATTTTCGGCTTCGATATCAGCGTCACTAAGGCACTTCATTCGGTGCAGGGCGCTTATCGCGGCGCATGGCGATCAATCTTGGAGGCCAATACTGGTTACTGGCAGCGCAACATTGAAGAGAAGCGCGGCGATCTGATCACCTACCCGACTCTCTACGCCTGTCTTTATCGAATCTCGTCAGACATTGGGAAACTCCCTTTCATGCTGACGAACACGACGCCAGAAGGGATCACCCGTCTTGCGCCGGAGGCCCAGCAAAGTGCTTATGCAGTTCTGAAGGAGCCGAACAACTTCCAGACGCAAGGCCAGTTCCGGGAATACTGGATGCTGTCCAAACTGGTTCAAGGCAACACCTACGCGCTGAAGCGCCGGGACCAACGTGGAGTCGTTGTAGACCTGTACGTCTTGGACCCTGAGCGTGTCATGCCGATGGTTTCGGATAGTGGAGAAGTCTACTATCAACTCTATATCGACCCTCTGAACACGATTCCTCAGTTCTACCCTTCTGAGAATCTGATCGTTCCTGCAAGCGAGATCATCCATGACCGCTGCATGTGCGTGCATAACCCTCTGATCGGGATTCCTCCTTTGGCTGCTGCCTACTGGCCGGCGCTAAAGAACATGAAGATCATGCGCAGTGCTACGGAGTTCTTCGCGAACAACGCTCAGCCTGGAGGTATCTTGACGGCTCCTGCTGGCATGTCTGATGACGACGCAGAGGCGGTTAAAGAATACTGGGCAACCAACTTCACCGGCCAGAACTCAGGACGTATTGCCATCATCGGTGCGGATATGAAGTTCACCGCGTTCGCTCAGAAGTCTGTGGACTCTCAGATGGTCGAGCAGATGCGCTATTCTGATGAGCAGATTTGCCAGCCGTTCGGTGTGCCTCCGTTCAAGGTCGGCATTGGATCCATCCCTTCCGGCTTGGGAGTGGACGGTATCAACCAGCTTTATTACGCCGACGCACTTCAGCCTCACATCGAGCACATGGAATCGCTGTTGGACAAGGGCTTGAAGATCAGCAAACCGCTTGGCGTTGAGCTTGATATTGAGCCCCTGCTTCGCATGGATCAAGGCAAGCGCGCTGAAGTGGCGGCTAAGTTGGTTGGGGCTGGTATTGAGACGCCGAACGAAGGCCGGTTGAGGTTCAACCATAGCCCGTTGCTGGGTGGCGATACGGTTTACCTGCAACAACAAGACTTCCCATTGGATCAAGTTCGCCTGAACAAGATTGCTCAACCTCTGGCCGCTCCAGTTCCGGCAGAGGACAATCCTGCCGAAGAAGAACAGCCCCCATCAATCACAGAAGAAGAACGAGCCATGATTGCCGAAGCTCAAGCAATCGTTGCGACCCAAAAAGCAATCGCAGCCATGCGAAGGAGTGCCAATGTTTGACCCAGAGAAGTTCGGCGAGGCGATGGGCGAGGCCATCCGGGCTGCTGTCGAGCCTCTTCTGAAGCGCATCGAGGAACTTGAGGCCAAGAAGATCGATGTTGTTAAGGGCGATCCTGGAGTTCCTGGCTCGCCTGGTGAGCCTGGCGCTCCCGGAGAAAAAGGCGCTGATGGCCTTGGGCTTGCGGGTGCCATGATCGACCGGGACGGTTCCCTCCTCATCACCATGACTAACGGCGAAGTGAAGTCTCTAGGGAAAGTTGTTGGCAAGGACGGTCAGAACGGGAGCGATGGTAAGGACGGCCTGAGCCTTGAATCGTTTGATCTCGAGTACCTTCCTGATTCGCACGAGATCGCTCTGAAGGCGGTTTGCCAAGGCCGCACCAAGGAACTCCGCTACCCTGCTGGCGGTATCCGGGCGAAGGGTTACTGGCGCGAAGGCACTAAAGCTGTGGCCGGTGACGCTTGGGTGAATGATGGTTCTCTGTGGATCGCCGTCAAGGACTGCCAATCGAAACCCGGACTGAATGATGAAGGCTGGATCATCGCGGCTCGCAAGGGCCGAGACGGTGAGCGAGGCACTCCCGGGAAAGTAATTTCTGACGCACCTATCAAACTGGTGAACTAATGGGACTCGTCACTCTTCAGGAAGCCAAGGATCATCTTCTTGTCGATACGTCGGCGGGTGATTCCTGGATTAACATGGCGATTGAAGGCGTCAGTGATGCCGTCTTAAGGTGGCTTAAGGAAGACTGGCGCGCCTACGTTCTTCTCGAAGACTCTAACGGAATTGTCCTTGACAGTGCCGGTGATCCGATTCCTTTGGAGGACTCCAACGGTTTCGTCGTGAAGCCTGTTGTGAAGATGGCGACTCTTGTTGAACTGGCTGTTCAATACAGATTCAGGGATGGAGTTGGATACGACAGGACAGCAACCGGAGACTTGTACTCTGGTCGATATGGATACATCCTGAGTCAAGGCCCGACTTCTCTTCTTCATGCTCTACGCAAAACAACTTTGGTATGACTTTAGAAGCTGGCCGTCTGCGCCACAGAATCTCCCTCCAACAGAAAACCCCTCTTCTGGACTCCAACGGCGACGTTGACCAAGACCAGAACACCGGGGAAGTTCTGTATGCGTGGGGGGAAGTCGCTCAGTTGTGGGCGGCGATTGAACCACTCTCAGGGAGGGAGTTCATTCAAAGTCAGGCGACTCAATCGAAGGTGACAGGCCGGATCGTCATCAGGAACTATCCGGGAATCAATGCAGGTATGCGCATCTTTCATGCGCACGATGGGCTTGTGTTCAACATCGAGGCGATCCTGAAAGACAAGGATTCTGGCCTTGAGTACATGACCATCCTCACATCCGAAGGCGTGAATCCGGAGGGTGCATGATGGACGATACTTGGGCAATCCTTGCCTCTGGCCCGTCCATGTCTCAAGAGGTGGCAGATTCAGTCAAAGGGCTGAAGGTCATTGCTGTATCTAACACTTATGAACTAGCTCCTTGGGCCGATATCCTTGTATCGAGTGATAGAACATGGTGGACGAACCATCCCAAGGCCAAAGACTTCACGGGCGAGAAGTTCTGTGGTCTGTGCATCGAGACGCCGAAGGAAGTAAAAAAGTTTCCTGGTGCCATGTCTGGGAGCAATTCCGGGCTTCTCGCTCTACAAGTAGCGGTCAGCAAAGGGGCTAAGAGAATCTTGTTGTTCGGTGTTGACCTTGGTGGGTCGCACTACTTTGGCGATCATCCTCCGCCACTGAAGAACCCGACTCCGCAGAGGTTCGACGTTTTCAAGAAGCAGTTCAACGGATACCGCCCTTCCGGGGTGGAGATCTACAACTGTTCGCCTAACTCCGCACTGAAAGCCTACCCGTTCAAAGACCCTGAAGAGTTCCTTCCTAAACCTCCTCCGGTTGAAAAGGATTTGACTGGTCCGCAGGGTGAGCAAGGGACTCCTGGGCCGATTGGTCCGGTTGGCCCGCAGGGTCCGCGAGGAAAGGAAGGGCCTGAAGGTCCGCAGGGGCCGATTGGTCCGATGCCGGATCATCAGTGGGACGGGACTCGCCTTCGGTTTGAAGAACCGGACGGTGGATGGGGGAAGTATGTAGACCTCAGAGGTCCGCAAGGCATCCACGGGGCTTCCGGTGGTGGAGGGAAGGGTGGAGGCATGACAGAGCTTCAAGCCTTACAACTTCAAACACTGATAGACATTTTCGGTGGATGGATTGCGACTCCGCCGACTGTTGCGATTGATGAGATCACCATTGATGAACTCGAGGTGACGGTAGAGGGTGAGGCGTCCGGGTTCTATTCCTCCATTCCTGGTGGTCTTCCGGTAGATGCTCAGTATCAATGGGACTGGGGAGACGGTTCTCCACTGTCTACCACTCTGAACGCATCCCACACCTACGCAGAAGCGGGGACGTACACGATTTCCTTCCGAGCAAAGAACCACATTGGTTGGTCTGAGCCTGTGGAAGATGAAGTCACTGTGAGTGGCGGTGGAGGGGTGGCTACGCTGACCGTAGACTTTACTTACTCAACGGCGGCTTACGACATTTCCGCCCAAGGGTTCTACGACTGGGCTTTGTGGAACTCTGGAGGTGGTGGGCCGTCGACGAACTTCGCTCCTTCTCAGAGGATGAGTGGTGGCGGATCGTTGATCAGCAATATGACTTGCACGGTCGGCGCGCTTGAGGGATTTGGGGGATCCATCCGGGTTGCTTCATGGACCGATGGAACTCCAAACGCCAGCGGGTCCAATACGAACGGGGTTTATAACAACCTGAATGCCGGGAGTTCCAGCACTGCGGGTGCGGATGCTCAATGGACGGTTCCAGCGGATGAGACGCTTCGTGAACTCCATCTGTTCATCGACAACTACAACAGCAATGTCACTTTGACGGCTACGCTGAGTGATGCAAGCGCAGGCCCAACGGTTAATACTGAAATGATCGGTGTCGCTGACGATCCTGTGTCGGGGATCTTTGTCATCACGTTTGCTGCCGGGTCTGCTGGGCAGACTTTGACTGTCCGGGCTGTGGCGACTACCGCTCTTGGTCCGTTCTCCGATGTGGAGCCTCAAGGAATCGGTTTGAAGCTGGCATGAGAGCTTTCCTGAATCTTCGCTACACAGTCCCGGAAAGACGAGAAGCTTTTGAGACTGGGCTTAAGAGATGCGGCTATGAAGTCGTCGCAGGAAATCCGACTTCATGGGGAGAAAGAGATATCCTGGTAACGTGGAATCGCATCGGTCCTATTCACGAGATTTGCAATAGGTTCGAGGCCGATGGAAAATCCGTCCTAGTCGTCGAGAACGCTTCGTTTGGAAATGAGTTCGCTGGAGACAGGTGGTATCACGTTGCCAAAAGCTTTCATAACACCAGAGGCCGATTTTCTGTTGGAGACAGACACCGATGGGACTCTTTGGGCGTACATCTTCAGGATTGGCGACCAGACGGAGGAGAAGTCGTTGTCCTGCCTCAAAGGGGAATCGGTCCGCCTCAAGTTGCGATGCCCCGTGGATGGAAAGCAAGTGGACGTATTCGACCGCATCCGGGAAGAAATCAATCAGTTCCTCTCGAGAAAGACCTAGCCAAAGCTTCCAAGGTAATCACTTGGGGGAGTGGTGCCGCGATCAAGGCGCTGATGTGGGGTATCAAGGTTGAGTCCCATATGCCGAACTGGATCGGTGAGCAGGACAACACAGACCATGGTCGACTGACGATGTTCCGGGAATTGGCCTACGCTAACTGGCGGCTCGAGGAGATCCGCAGAGGGGACACTTTCAAATGGCTCGTGTCCTAATCACTGGGCGAGGGACTTCCGGGAGTTTCCAGATCCGTGGCGTCCAGCTCGGCGCGGCTCTCGGTGCTACCGTAATCCCCAATGCCGTCCAAGTAGACGAGTTCGATCAGATCATTCTCGTCAAGCGTGCGACTCCTGAACTTCTCCAGAGGCTGAAAGGTAAGCCGATCATCTGGGATGTGGTCGACGCATGGCCACAGCCTATCGGGAACTCTTGGACTCGAGCGGAATGCATGGAGTGGCTGAAGACCACTGTCTACCTGCTCAAGCCTGCCGGAATCATTGCAGCGACTCATGCAATGATGGACGACCTGAAGAGTTTCTACTCCGGACCGGTCCTCTGGCTTCCGCATCACTATCGTCCTGGTCTGCATAAGTATCCTGTTCGCTACGATGTTCTGAATGTCGGATATGAAGGTGGGGTTAAGTACCTTGGCAAGTGGCTACCAATCCTCCAGAGAGAGTGCAAGGCGAAGGGTTGGAACTTCGTGATGAATCCGCCTTCCATTACGAGTCTTGATTTGATCGTAGCTCTGAGAGACGCCAAAGGCTACGCACCTCGAGCCTACAAGTCCAATGTGAAGTTAGCAAACGCTCAGGGTTCAGGTATCCCGATCATCTGCAATCGGGAGTCTGGTTATCTGGAGACTGCTGGGCCTGGGGTGAAGTGGGCTGACACTGAAGAAGAGTTGTGCGAAGCCTTGGAAGAAATGGTGTCCTACAAGGAACGGTCTAAACCTTTGGGCAATGCCATGTCGGTTGACCAGTGTGCGGAAAGGTTGAGAGAGTGGCTGTCGAGATTCTGAGAAGCGTCCATAAGGCAGGGGATCCGATGCTGGATGCTTTGGAGAAAGCCATTCCCGAATCGGTTTCGACGAGGGCCTACCAAGGGAACACGGAATGGCTGATCCTGTACGGGGTTGGGGCTCCTGAACATAACTCCGCGAGGAATCGACACATCGCTAATGGTGGGAAGGTTCTGATCTGGGATCTTGGGTATACGGACAGGAAGAACAATTTCCGCATGTCCATCAACGATGACCATCCTCAAAGGTGGTTGGACAAAACACCTACGGACAAGGACTTGGGCGTGACTCTTCGTGATGTTCACGATCCTAAAGGTCCGGTGATCCTGGTGGGGATGGGGAGGAAGTCTCGCGCTTATCTGAATGAGCATTCTTGGGAGCGTCGAGCCTATGCCAAACTCCGCAAGCGGGGAAAGAAGATCATCTTTCGTCCGAAGGGTAGGGACCAAGTGGAACTTCAGGGAGTCCCTACAGACAGGAAGAAAGACTTCAACGACTTGTTAGTAGGCGCTTCTCTTGTCTATGCAAGGCATTCCAATTGCTGCATTGACGCGATCATTTCAAATGTCCCATTCATGTGTGAAGACGGGGCGGCGAAGTGGTTGAAAGATTTGTCCGAACGAGAGACGTTTTTAAGTAAACTTGCCTACTGGCAATGGAAGCCTTCTCAAGCGGCAGAGGCTTGGGAATTTGCTCAGAGAGTCGTTAAATGAAACTGAACATTGGTGCCGGTGGGAAACGCATCCCAGGATTCACAGGCGTTGACGCTGTTGAGCGTCCCGGCGCTGACGTTGTGGCATTGGCGAATGAACTTCCATTTGATGACAACTCCGCAGAAGAATTGATGGCTATTCATCTGGTCGAGCACATTCTTCCATGGGATGTTCAGCGGACTTTGAATGAATGGTTCCGGGTTCTGAAGCCTGGGGGCAAGTTGGTTTTGGAAATGCCTGACATTATCAAGTGTTGCCAAAACATCATTGATGGAGTCATGAGGGGCGGTAAGCATCCGGACCAATTGGGGTATTGGGGAGCCTACGGAGATCCTAGATTTGAGGATCCTTGGATGCTTCATCGCTGGGGCTGGTGCTTCAAGACTTTGAAGCCTTTGGTCGAGCAGGCCGGGTTTATCAAGATCAAGGAATACCAAACCGTGTTTCATCCAGCGGGGCGAGACTGTCGGGACTTCCGCCTCGAGGCCATCAAGCCAGCATGAAGCCAATCAACCTCTTTGTCGGATATGACGAACGGGAGGCCGCAGGGTTTCATGTCTTCGCTTCCTCGGTAATCCGCAGAGCTTCAAAGCCAGTCCGGATCACTCCGCTCGCATCAATGGGATTGCCTAGAGGGTCGAACACTTTCACGCTATCAAGATTCCTTGTCCCAGCCTTAGCCGGGTTCAAAGGAAACGCCATATTTGTAGACGGCTGCGATATGATGTGCCTCGGTGATATCGCGGAATTGGCCGACCTTGCCAATCCGAATTTCGCTGTGCAGGTCGTAAAGCATCCTGATTACGACAGTCTCCACAAAAGGAAATACATCGGGACTGAGATGGAGTGCGTTCAATCGAACTACAGCCGCAAGAACTGGGCGTCAGTCATGACGTTCAATTGTGCCCACTCCGCTTGGTTCGGCCTGACTCCTCAAGCCATTGAGATGAAGTCACCTATGCAACTTCTCCAGTTCCAAGACCTGTTGGACAAGGAGATTGGCGAACTTCCTCCGGAGTGGAATGTCCTGGTGGACGAAGGCCAGCCCATGACGGGAGCCAAGTTGCTCCACTGGACTGCGGGTTTACCATCATTCCGTCACTACCGAAACAGTCGAGGTTCTGCCGACTGGTTCGACGAGTTCGGGAAGGTCACTCAGGGAATGCAAGATGGCTGACTTCTCCGTCACCATGACAGGCGTTGCCGAGTTGTCCAAGAGACTCGAGGCTTTGAAATACGACGCTCGTCTCAAAGGCGGTCGGTTTGCTTTGAGGAAAGCGGCACAGGTAATTCGGGATCAGGCGCGGACAAACGCAATGTCGGTTGATGATGCCGCTACTCCTGAGAGTATCCCAAAGTCGATAGTTGAAAGATGGTCCAACCAGTACAACAAGCGAACTGGTGATCTTATGTTCCGCGTCGGCGTCCTTGGTGGCGCAAAAGATACTGCTGTATCAATCTCTAAATCCGGTAAGGAGAAATGGACTGGGACTGAGTTGTTCTACTGGCGATTCTTGGAGTTTGGTACTGAGAAGATGCGCGCTAGACCTTTCTTTGCGCGTGCGCTTCCTGAGAGTTCTCAACGAGCCACGGATACTTTCATCACTGAGTTCAACCGTGCGTTGGACCGTGCATTGAGGAAGGCTGCGAAGTAATGTACCCGGCGATCTTTCCGGCCATCAATGCGAGTTCTGCGGTCAAGGCTTTGATTGGGTCAAACCCTGTCCGCTTCTATCAGTTCGGATTCAACAACACGCAGCCTCAAACTTATCCCTATGCGGTGTGGCAAAGGGTTGGTGGTTCGCCTGAGAATTACGTCGATCAAGTTCCTGATATCGATACGTTCTCCGTTCAAGTGGATGTGTACGCGAAGTCGGCAGATCAGGCCCGCTCGGTAGCTGCGGCTTTGAGGGATGCGATTGAGCCAGTTGCGCACATTACCTCATGGCTTGGTGAGTCCATTGACAGCGAGACGAGTAATCACAGGTTCACATTCCTGACGGACTGGTGGACCCCAAGGTAAGACCGGGATAACCGGGATGTTTTCTAAACCCGCCGAAAGGCAAATGTAAGGAGCCAACATGGCAGTCAAGACCCAGGGCACAGACCTTTACTTCCAAGACCCGGACTCGGGCGAGATCCTGTCGGCAGGATGCATTACCTCCATCGACGGTATCGACACGACCATTGAACAGGTGGAGACGACTTGCCTGAATGGCCTGGCCCGTACTTACATTGCTGGTCTTGCCACTCCTGGTACGGCGACGTTCGGCATCAATACCGACTTGAAGGACTCTAACCATCTGCGTCTCTTGGAGATCAAGCAGTCCGGTGCGACTGTTCAATGGGCGGTGGGTTGGTCTGAGGCTCCCGGCGTTCCTCCAACGGACTTCACTTCGGCTGGCTGGATTCTCCCGGATGACCGTTCGTGGATCACCTTCGAGGGCTTCATGAACTCGTTCCCGTTCAGCTTCCAATTGAATTCCGTGGTCACTTCGACCATTGGCATTCAGGTCAGTGGTGACGTTCTCGGTACTCCTGGCGCAGCATGAACATCGCTGAACTGGAAGCAGCCGGCGCATTCGTGCAAGATGCCCTGGTCGAGAAGGAAGTTGTCTGGAAGAACGGTAAGGCTGAACACAAGTTCAAGGTCTACATCCGCCCTCAATCTTTTGGCGCGATTGAAACCGTCCAAGAGATCCAGAAAGACAAGTCCAAGATGGCTTCGTATGTGAGCCGTCAGATTCTTGACGCGGAGGGTAATCCGACGATCCCCTATGACAAGGCTGTGAACCTGAAGCCGACTCTAGGGACTGCGCTTCTGCAAGCCATCAACGAAGTCAATTCCGGGGCCGATGTAAAAAACTGACTGCCTCCGATGAGGTGTGGCATGAACTTGTCGCACAGGGAATCGGAGGCAGATCGGTAGCAGAGGCCAAACGTAGGATCAGCCATAGGGAGTTTGTCTCTTGGCTGAAGTACAGGAAGAAGCACGGGACTTTTGACATGGGCTACAGGATTGATCGGGCAGCGGCAATCATTTGCTCCGCACTGGCGCACGGGAAAGTCGCGCCTGAGAAGTTCATGCCTCGGTACGAAGAAGACGAAGTGAAAGAGTCTTTCAACACAGTCTTTGCTGGGCTGAAGTCGAAAGCCAAACCGAAGAAGGTGAAGTAAATGGCGTCACGCTCCCTCGGCACACTTACGTTGGACGTTGTCGCGCAGATCGGCGGCTATACCGCCGGCCTGGACAAAGCCGAGAAGGAAGCGAAGAAGCGGGCAGCGGCGATTGAGAAAGCGTTTGATGGCGCTTTCAATCTCATCACTGCCGGCTTTGCTGCGGTTGGTGCGGCTGGCGTCGCTGCTCTTGCTGCGGTTAATGCACAAGCTGAGACGATTGCCAACTATCAGGATCTTGCCGAGAAGATCGGGGACACGGCAGAGAACATTACTACCTTGCAAAAGGCGGCGACGATCTCCGGAACTGCGATGGAGTCGGTTGCTGCGGCATCCGTAAAACTCACGGCTTCTCTGGCAAAGACTGACGACGAATCAAAAGCAGTTGGTCAGGCGATTCAAGCACTCGGTCTGAACTTTGAAGAGTTCAAGAATCTTTCTCCTGTCGAGCAGATTGATGCGGTAGCTAAGTCTCTTGCTGGTTTTGCCAACGGTGCGGAGAAGACGGCTGTCGCTGTTGCGCTGTTCGGGAAGTCGGGCGCTGAACTCCTTCCGTTCCTCAATGACTTGGGAGATCAGGCAGAACGCCAGATCACTCTGACTGCCGAGCAGATCAAGCAGGCCAATGATTATGTCGAGGCCCAGGCCGCACTAAAGGCTGAGTTCGATATCTTCATTCAACAGCAGGCATCTGAACTCATCCCGACGCTGACGCAGGTTCAAGAAACGTTTGCTGAGATCGCAAAGAACGAGACGGTAGTAGAGGGAGTCACTACCGCTGTAGCAGTTGCGGTTAAAGCCGCGATCATTGCCTTCCAAGCAATCGTCGTTGTTGCTTCAGATGTGATCTTTGTCTTCAAGGGAATAGGGACGGAGATTGGCGGAATCCTTGCCCAGCTTGCGGCTCTCGCCAGATTCGATCTGACTGGGTTCAACGCCATAAGTCAGGCGATGAAGGAGGACGCACAAAGGGCTAGGGCAGAACTGGACAAGTTCCAGAAACAGGTAATGTCCATTGGGCAACCTGCTTTTGTGGATGATGAGATCCGCAGACTACAAGCTCGCTCTGCATCTGCCCAGCCTGTCCGTCCTCGATTGAATATCGCCGGTCTTGCTACTGGTGGTGGCGGGGCTCGCCGTGGAGGCGGCGGAGGTGCGGCTAAAGACCCGTTCGCGGAGGCTGCTCGGTATCTGGAGAGTCTTCAGAAGCAACTCGAGCGCACCAAGGATCTGACTGTTGCTGAACAAGCACTCCTTGAGATTCAGTCTGGTCGGCTTGGGAAGGTCACTGAAGCACAGAAGGAATCCATCCTTGAAACTGCTCGGCAGATCGACGCTACTAAAGCTCTGGAGGAGCAAGAGAAGGCGAACAACAAGGCGGCTGAAGAACAACTCCGACTTCGACAACAACTCGTCCAAGAGGGCGAGAAGTTCACTGAACAATTCCTCACGCCTCAAGAGAAGAACGCCAAGGCAATCGAGAACGTCAATCGTCTGTTGGATGAGGGAGTTATCTCGATTGAGACGGCCGCTCGTGCTATCCAGTCTTACCGTAAGGAAGTCGAGGAAAGCAACAAGGCAGTTGAAGAGTTTGACGAGTTCACCAAGAACGCTATCAAAGGATCACAGGATGCGATTGCTGGCTTTCTGGAGGATCTTGCTAGTGGCGGAAAGAAATCGTTCAAAGAAATTGCTGATGACTTCTATCAAATGCTTTTGAAGATGGCAGCCCAAGCTGTTGCGGCTGATCTTGCAAAGAAGTTGTTTGGCGAGGCTGGAGGCGGGGAAGGTTCTGGGTGGATAGGATCTCTAATCGGTGCTGTTGCTGGCGCTCGAGCATCTGGAGGCCCAGTGCTTCCGAACAGTATGTATCTAGTTAACGAGCGTGGCCCTGAAGTATTCCAAGCAGCCAACGGATCACAATACCTGATGACTGGAAGAGAAGGCGGGAGTGTGAAATCTTCTGGATCTGTGATCATCAATCAATCATTCGCTCCGGGAACTGATCGGCGCACGACCCAACAGGCTGCGCTTCAAGCCAGCCGTGAACTTCAACGCTCGCAGAGGAACGCATGAGCATCGTAGTTAAATCAGATGTGATCATGGACGAGTGCGTCTTTCTGGCCGGGGCTTCCGGGATGAGAACTCGTCAGAACGACCGCACTGCAAACCAAGGTGGTTATGAGACTGTGAACGCGGTTCGTGACGTTACCTTGTCAACCTACTCTTTCGGCGCTAAGCCGATGGACATTGACGCATGGTCTGAGGTTGAAGGGGTCTATGAGGATACGGATGCAGGTACTTTTGGCTTCCTCATCAAAGATCCAATTCACCAGTCAGTGACTGTTGCAGATGGCGGACTTCAAGGGTACATGCTTGGTGTCCAGTACGGTGTTTCTGGTTTTGGTAATGGAACTCCGACCTATGTCCTTGGGCAGTTCTTCAAGCCGCAGAGCACGACACGAAGAAGGTTCACGCCACGGACCAGACCGATCGGGACTCCATCCGTCTTCCGTGGTGGATCTCCTGTCACTGTAGGAGTTGCTGCCGGCAACATCGCGTTCAGTGCGGCCCCGGTGTTTGTCACCTTCGTTGCAGACACATCGCAGGCGTTGACTTCCATTACTACGGGGGCGAGTACCGTCCTGAACTTCGCAGATGGAACAGGGATGGTCGCGGCTACTTCCATCGGGCAGCGTGTCTATGTGACTGGCGTCAGCGGGACAGCCGCGACGACTCTTAATAGCATCGCTCATGTCGTCACCGCAAAGGGTGCAACGAGCCTGACGGTTTCCACTGTCACGACTGGGCTTTCTGGAACAGGCGGGACAGCGGCAAAGTATCCGCAGGCGGATGAAGCTTTGACTGCGGCTTTCTCTTTCTACGTTCCAGTCCACTTCGCCTCCGATAACCTGGAATTCGACATTGTTCTGCCTGGAGATGTTGAAGACAGAATCGTTGCTGGCCCTAACGTGACTTTGATTGAAGTGAGAGAGGCGTGAGCAAGACCGTTACCGTTGCGCTGAAGAACGAGTTGGCCCTTGGGTCAACGACGATGGCATGGTGCTGGAAGGCCACTCGAAGAGACGGATTTATCTTGGCGGTCACGACCTGCTCGAGAGACTTCATCTTTGAAGGTGTTTTGTATCAGCCCAGGTACGGGTTCAATCCAAAAGCGATTGCGAGTGACGCTTCCGGCGCGGTGCAGAACACGGAGGTTGATGGCTTTCTTTCTTCCGTGATCACTGAGGAAGACATTGAGGCTGGTGTTTGGGATGGGTGCGAAGTTGAAACCTTCCAGGTGAACTATCGCGACTTCTCTATGGGCAAGATTTCGTTTGGGATCAAGACCATGGGGGACTTGAAGGCTGGCAGAACGGCGTTCAACGGAGAACTCAGAGGTCTAACTCAATCCATCCAAAAGCAGATCGGGCGGATTGTGACTGCTGGTTGTCCGTGGAAGTTTGGCGATCCAGATACTTGTCGGTTTGATGTAGCGCCGTTCACTGTGACGGGTACTTTGACCAGTGTGACCAATCGAAGGACATTCGCTGACACATCGAGGTCAGAGGCAGATGACTATTTCGCTGCCGGTGTTTTGACAATGACAAGCGGTGAAGCAGAGGGAGAGGCATTGGAGGTCTATTCATTCGCCTCTGATGTGTTCATCACCCATCTCCCCTTCTCACACAACATCGCAGTAGGGGATACATACAGCGTGACGCCGGGTTGCCGTAAACGGTATACGGAAGACTGCCTGACCAAGTTCTCAAACACTAATAACTTCGGAGGATTCCCACTCCTTCCAGGGTCTGACAAGGTTCTTGGTCTTGGGGGTGGTGCATGACCGGGATGGATGTTGTTGCAGAAGCTCGAGGGTGGATCGGGACGCGGTGGAGCCATCAGGGTAGAACTCGTGATGGGGTCGATTGTGCTGGCCTGGTGATCAAGGTTGCCCACTCTCTTGGGGCCTTTGAATTCGACACTGCCGATTATGGGCCGCAAGCCAAAGACGAATCCATGCTTGCTTTGTGCCGAGAGCACCTGGAAGAGATCGCATATTCACAAGCCAAACCCGGAGACATTGCTGTCATGAGGTTTGGTACTAACAGGCACATTGGATTCTTTGCCGACTATCTTCATGGAGGACTTTCCATCGTCCACGCATTCACTCCGGCTCGAAAAGTCGTTGAGCATGGGTTCTCCGAGGAATGGTTGAAGTCAAACAAGGCTTCTCTGATTGGTGTCTTCCGTTTCAAGGGAGTTGACCAATGAGCATGCAGCAAGCCCTTGGGGTTGTTGGATTCGTTGTCGGGTCTTACTTTGGTTATCCACAACTTGGGTTTGTTGTTGGATCACTTGTCGGGGCCGCGCTCACTCCAAAGGAAAAGATTGAAGGGCCGAAGCTCGATGATCTGAAAGTCCAAGTCTCTACCTATGGAGCTGGGATACCTGTTCTCTATGGGACGGAGCGTATTGGAGGAAATGTCATCTGGTCTACGGACAAGATGGAGAGGGAATTTACTGAAGAGCAGGGCGGAAAAGGCGGGGGTGTTGAGGCGACGAGTTACAAGTATTTCGTGAACATGCGGCAACTCCTTTGCGAGACGCCAAGAGACGGTTCTGAAGTTCAGATCGTCAAAATGTTCATGGATGGGAAAATCATCTGGGATGCGTCTAGCGGCATCCCCATTGGTTCTGCTCTTGCGAGTGCTGAGAACCCGAACACTAACTTCGTGGTGTACCAAGGAGAGGCGACCCAACTTCCTAATCCAGAAGAAGAGGCATACGAAGGAGGTCCAGGTTCGGTCCCTGCTTACCGTGGTGTAGTGAGCGTCTACATGAAGGACGTGGAGTGCCCAGGTGAGCGGGTTCCTCAGTTCTCTTTTGTGTTGTCCACGACTGCCACCGATGAGGTTGAAGTATCAGAACTTGTCACAGTAGACCCTCTGGCCAATCAGTTGTACATGGGCTGGGTTGGATCTAACGGTGTGTGGCATTGGCAACAAAGGCCGCACGGATTTGGAGATCCTTACTATGTAGATGTTTTCTTTGCTGCAAGTGGGCATGTACAGCCTGTCAAGTTATTCCAGTTTGAAGACGTAGTTCACCAGCAACTTTATCCAGTCGTCGGGAATTCACCGAGGATGATGTTTGCTTATGCTGGAGTCATTGATTCCCAAGCAGCAATATTGCTCGATGTTGTAGATATTGAATCCGGATTAAGAACTAATATCTATGGAGAAATCGGAGCAGATGCTATTGGATATTCAAATGGTCGCGCTGCTGCTCGTGGCTCAGACCCTGTATATGCGCTGGCAAGTTACGAAGTCTCTACGGATGTTCTTCTGATCTCTCCTGCAAATTGGATTACATGCGAACCAGTCACATCTAATCCCGGCCTGCTTTGTTTTATTGGTGATGTTCTGCACATCATCTCTGATAATGGATCAACCCTTTATCACGCAATGCGTGATGAATCAGGAGTGGCTGTTTACACAGAAACCATTGGCCCAACGCTTACCTCAGTAGATTTATTGAAGTCTGCTATCTACTCAGATGGAAGTGACTTGTATGCGTACATACTTCATAACTCAGGTGGGTCTGCAAACATCTATAAGATAACTCCTTCCGGTCCTGTTAGTTCTGGATCATGGGAGTTGTTATGCAATGTTCCTGGTGCAACAACTGCAAACATATCAAATGGTGCGGCATGTACTTTCTGGTGCTCTGACCAGATGGCAGTCTATGGTCCTATACCAACAGAGGACGCCTATAACTCGGTGAGATTCCATGCCATCAGCACAGACGAGTACAAGGTTAGCGACATCATTGCGGATCAGTGCGAGCGGTCCAATGAAACTCGATATGACGTTAGCACCATTCCAGATTCAGATACGGTGGTTGGGTATAAATTAGCTAACCCTGCGAGTGCAAGAGCAAACGTAGACCCTCTGATGCTGGCATTCCAGATCTTCATCGTTGATGAAGACGGACTGATCAAGTTCAAGAAGTATGAGGACATTGAGTCTGAGGCGTATATTGATTACGAGGAATTAGGACAAGCGGAGACTGGTGCTGACCCGTCAGACGCGATGCCTTTGTCTCGTGCTCAAGAGATCGATATGCCAAGAAGTGTTGCAGTCGGGTACATCGAGCCTGCGAAGGACTACCAGACTGCGACGGAGAAAGAGATTAGACAAGTCACCGAGGCAACGGAGGACGTTGTCGTAGAACTTCCTGTGGCGATCAATTCTGATATTGCAAGGAAGGCAACTCAGACCATTCTCTACAACAGGTGGCGGTCGCAGAACACCAGAAGCCTCAAGGTGTCTCGGAAGTTTTCTTTCTTGTCGCCTGGCGATGGTGCAACGGTTGAGTATCCGCGTGGCACTGAGGCCCTGTGGCGAGTCATGTCGATGAATGACGACGGACTGATGCTGGAACTCAACGTGGAACCGGGTGACGCTGAGTTGTTCACTCAGACTGCAACAGGGTTCACTGGGTATACAGGGCAAGAAGTTGCCCCACTTCCTCCGCCAACCCGCATGGTGCTCATGGACATTCCTATCCTCAGGGATCAGGATGACAATGTCGGCTTGTACGTCGCAGCAGAAGGCTTTGGTACTGGCTGGAGGGGCTACACCCTCTGGGTTGGAGATGACGATAGCGATCTTCAGGATAGAGGCACTGTCACTTCTTCCGTCCCTATCGGCTTTTCTGAGAGTGCGCTAGGGGCTTGGACCTCTAATGTTCTTGATACGAAGAACAGCATCATCGTGAATATGGGCGATGACGTTCTGAACAGCACAACTTCAGATCTATTGTTCACAACCCGTGTGAATCTTGCATTCATCGGGGCAGATGATAGGTGGGAGGCGATTCAATTCCAGACGGCTTCTGCTTTGGGAAGTGGCAGGTTCGTGATTTATGGATTGCTTCGTGGTCTATACGGGACTGAGCGATTCAATGGAACGCATCAGTCTGGAGATACTTTCGTATTGATGCGTGAGGCTGGAATGCTTCGGCCAACTCAAGATGCTGGTTCTCTTGGGCAGGACAAAAGTTATCGTCCAGTCACTTTGGGCAGAAGTGTCAATAGCGTCCAATCTGTTAGGTTCGCCAATGAGGGAGTTGGAAATCTACCTTACAGTCCTTGGGATGCGCGAAAGAGCAAAGCATCTAGTAACGACCAGACAATTACATGGCAGCGCAGATCCAGGCTGACAACGAACTCTCTTCGTGGGATCATCCCGCTAGGAGAAGCCGCAGAGCTGTATCAGATTGATTTCTATACTTCCAGTGCTTTTACAACTCTGGCTGGCACTCTCACAAGCACAAGCAAAAGTGTGACAATAACGAGCGCGCAGCAAACCTCATTCGGCTTGACTCCAGGAGGAACTTTGTACGTCCATATTTCACAAGTCAGCGATATTGTTGGTGCTGGCACTCCACTTGAGGCGACACTCTAAATGGCAAACTCCACATCACCAGTCCCGCAAGTCGTCGAGGGAACGGGGGCAGTACAAAAGATCAATGATCTTTTTGACGCAGGCTCCCAAGCTGTTCTAGGAGGCAGGAACGCTGCCACATCTGCATTGCTTGTGTTTGGCTACATCGGCGGCAGAATTAACGGGATTAACACTGCAAATGGAACGGTTACGCTCACTGCGAGCACAACGAATTACATCGTCTGGAAGAAGTCTGATGGAGTTGTCAGCGTTTCCACTGCAACAACGAATTGGGATAACTCAACAGACTATTGGAGGCTCTATTCAGTTGTGACAAGTGGCAGCACTTGGACGAGTTACGTCGACGAGCGATCCAGCAGCTTCGGCCTCTTTGGCATTGGAGCTCCTGCCGGCCTTTCAAACCCGATGAATGCGGTTGGCGACATTGTTGTTGGAGCAAGCAGCGGAACCCCGGCTCGCCTGGGGATCGGCACGAACACTACGGATGTGCTGGGTGTGTCTTCTGGTACTCCGGCGTGGGTGAAGCGCACTCCGGTGGCGGTCATCATTGCCTGCGGGGACGAGACAACTGCGATCACGACAGGAACGGCGAAGGTCACATTCCGCATGCCGTTCGCCATGACCCTGCTGGCGGGCAATGCCGGCGTTCGGGCATCGGTCACAACGGCACCAACTGGCAGCGGCAACTTGACTGTCGATGTCAACGAAGGCGGCACGACAATCCTCTCCACCAAACTGACCTTCGACGCCTCCGAGAAGACCACGACGACGGCGGCAGCGCCCCCGGTCATCAGCGACACGAGCCTAGCGGATGACGCGGAGATCACCATCGACGTGGACGCGGTGAGCGGCACCGTGACTGGTGCGGGCCTCAAGGTCTCTCTGATCGGATACCCCGCGTAATGCTGCTCAATCCATACCGATTCGGCGCAGCAGCCGTCGACCCGAACGCCTTGGCAATCTACAACGCATTGGTCGCATGGTGGGACTTCGAAGAGAACAACGCATCGACAGTCTTCAACGACGCGCACGGCAGCAATCACCTAACGATCCGCAGCACGTCGACCACCATTGCATCTAGCACTGCCGGGGCCGCTGGAGGGATGGTCGGTCGGTTCTTCCAAAACCAAGGCGCGTATGTGGGGGTCATCCCTCGGTCAAACACAAATCTTGACCTACCAGACGCTGACCACACCTACGGCGGCTGGATGCGGATGCCCTCTTCTACGGGCGCGTCAACTAGGTTCGTAATGGGGCGTCTTGGCTCAACCGGCACAACGATCCAGTCGGCTCTTTTTCTGAGCGGCACAAATGACAGGCTCCAGTTTCAGGCAACGTCAAACGGCAGCACGGCAGTCATCGCAGATAGCGGCTCTAACTCCGGGTCGTCGAGTACATGGCACTTGGTCACCGCGACCCTTAATCGCGCGTCCAACCTGATCGAGATTCGCCGTCGAGCCGTGGGTGCCGGCTCCTTGACGAAGGTCACGACTGCATTTCCAAATCCGCTCTACACCACTCCCAGCACAGCGAATTTTGTGCTTGGTAATGCCATTTCGTCTGACACGACATTTTTCTCAGGCACTCGCATGGGCTTGGAAGCATCTGACTCGTGCTTTTACATGACAAAGGCCATCAGTGACGCAGAGTTCGACTACCTCTACAACGGAGGGTCCGGAATGAACTATTCAACTCTGAAGACCGCTGCTGGGCACTGAATGAACCCGCCCCAACTTCCGGACATTGTTGGAACTGCGGTTCTGATTCTCAGCATCTTCTTTAGAGGGGAGATCGCTAACGCAGTGGCTCCGTATATCGTGATCATCGTTGGCGCTTCCGTTGGAGCGTCTTTTGCTCTTGCAAGAAAAGAAAAGACTACACGACTTGGAGACTTTTGGTATTACATCCGGGTGTGTGGGATGGCAATCATCTTCACTGTGTTCGGCGCATACTTCATTGCCCTCCAATACCCAGGTATTGCGCCTCGATTAGTTCTTGCTCCGGTCGCTTTTGCCATCGGGTTCATTGGAGACGACTTACCTACCTTGCTGAAAAATGCCGCCACTTTCTTTGTGAAGCGGTGGAAAGGCGAGAAATGACTTCCGTTTACGCATACTTGTTTGCCGTCGCTAACTTTGGAGTGTGCTTCGGCATCGTATTTGTGTCCCTATGTCGTCTTCATGTGATGAACAAAGCTGTTCTCTTGAGGGTGAGACTCGAGTACGCGCTTTACATCGGTGGGGCTTGGGTGTCTGCCCTTCAACCCATGTGGGGTGAATGGCCTGAATGGGGAAGTCTTTCCATCGGGACAGTGTTTCTTGTTGGTCTTCTTCTAGGTGGGATCGGCTGGCGCGAAGGACCACCAGAGTCTGTTACAAGTCCTGCGCCTTTGGAGTGATTCTCCCCCATGGCCGATGAGTAAGAGCCTTCTCTGTAGACCATCCTGAACGAAGACGATATGAGATTACGGCAGGTGTTACACCCAAGTCCTTTGCCCAATCGCCAAGGATCTTCCGTTGCCCAGCATGTTCAATGAAAACGTTAGTCCTTCTATTCCTAGCTTGTTCAGAAGGGAGCGCCCATTTACAGTTGTCCTTGGCGTAGTCCTTTGTTGAATCAATCCGGTCCAAAGTCATTCCATCTGGCCTCTCGCCCATGTCTCGCAAAAATGAATCGAAGCCAGCGCGCCATTCCTGACAAACTGCTATGCCTCTGCCGCCGTAGTTGTCAAAGTTCGCCGAAGATGGGCGGTAGCATCTAGAAATCATGTTTGTATATGAGTGGTAGGTGCGAGACTGTGAGTGCTTAGTGGTGTGTCCGTGCTTCTTCATGGATTGATTTTAAACCAAAGTAAAAGGCTGAAGGTGAATTAAATGGAAGCATCATTGATCGCTGACTGCACCGGAGCGAGCATGGCGAACGCCATCCGCTACGCTCAACCTCTGACCGATACGATGGAGCAGTTCTCGATCAACAATCCGCGAAGGCAGTCAGCATTCCTTGCGACGATCTCGGTTGAGTCCATGAAACTTTCCAAGGTCGAGGAGGGGCTTTACTACAAAGACCCTGAACGCCTGGCGAAGATCTACCCTAGAGCATTCGACAACGCGTCTGAAGCTGCGCCATACGCTCGAAATCCTGATGGACTCAGCCAGTTGCTTTATCAGGGTTATCACGGACGCGGCTGCATTCAGCTTACTTGGGAGAAGAACTACAAGGCCGCTGGTGAGGCACTTGGGTTTGACTATCTCGGTCAACCGGATCTTCTTCTAGAGCCTGAACACGCAGCGTTGACGGCTGGGTGGTTCTGGTTCACCAACGGGTGTAATCCTCCTGCGGACCGTGGAGACATGAAGGCAGTAACCCGGATTGTGAACGGGCCGGCTCTGATGCACCTGGCGGAGAGAGTTGATCAGTTCGAGAAGAACCTAGAGGTTTTGTCGTGATCGCTCTAGCCTTAAGGTACTGGTACTTCATTGCCATTGCTGCTCTGGTAGCTGTGATAGGTGCTCAGCAACTTCGCATCGGCCACGCTCAGAATCAACTGTCCGACTACAAACTGGAGGCCGCAGAAAATGCCCGTATCAACTCCGAACTGGCTCGGCAAGAGAGCGAGCGCCGGCAGAAAGCATTCGATTCCGAAGCCGCTGCCGCCCGCGTGGAGAATGCAGAACTTGAGGCTAGTGTTGCTGCCCTTGCTGGCACTGCTGACGGCCTGCGCGGCTCCCTTGCCGAATTCCAGCGCCGTGCAAAGCAGTGTCCCAAGGTTGCCAACGGAGGCGAGAGTCAGCCAAGTTCCGACCCCGTCGATCTGCTCGCAGTCCTGTACCAAAGGGCAGACAGAGAGGCGGCAACACTCGCAGAGTACGCTGACAGGCTACGGCAGGCCGGCGCAACCTGCGAGCGTGCCACCGACTCGTTGAGCAAGTAACCTCTTCCTTTCCTGGCAACCTTGGCAGTTCTTGAAGTAGTCCGGCGCATTAGACCGGCAGGCGGGACAGGCAGGGACGTAGGACGTTGATCCACGCTTGGAGCTAACGTGAATCCATTGTGATTTTGGAAGATTTTCCGGAATATCTAGATTAGGCATTATTTCCTCATAGCGGCCAGATGAGCGGCGCAAGGACCGCGATCCAGAACAGCGCGATGACCGCATAGCAGAACAAGCGCCAGCCCATCATGCGGCCTCCCATAGCAGTTTCTGCCCGCGCAGTGCTTGTGCCGTGTCAATTCGCGGGCGACTCGGCACGTTCCAATTGCCGCCTCCGCGTTCTCCGATCAGTCGCCACCCAGCTGCGCGCATTGAAGCGCCGCCTTCCTCTGGCAGCGTGTAGGTGATGAGCCGAACATACCCGAGCGCCTTCGCGGCACGCCACGCGGACCCGTAGAGCATCGAGCAGGCATTGCGGGTGCCATCGGTGCAGCAGCGGTTGACTTCCAGCGTCATGCCGTTGTCAGACATGCGCGCCACCGGGCGGCCGACGATTGCAACTCCGTGCACCGTCTCGCCTTCACTCACTGCAATGCAGAACTTCGCGCCGGGCACTGGTGCGTGGTGACGGTGGTGAATCGCCACGAAGGCATTCGCCTCGTCCAAGTTGATCGGCGTCACCTTCACCCCTTCCCCCCATCAGAAGCGGCAAGGGCGCGGACGAGTCGGATATCGACTTCTGCAATGCCGCATTCGTCGACCATCTTGTGATCGCGCCGCAGGTCGTCGATGGACGAGAAGATGGGCGATGGATGCGAATCGTTCTCCAGATGGAGACGGAAGTCGATAAGGCACATGAAGCCCTTGCGGCTCACCAACCCCTCCTGCTGCACGGCAGGGCGAGAGGCGCGGTCCTTCTCGATGGCGGCGAGGGCAAACGCTTTCAGTTTGTCGTGCGTGAACATAATGAGGTTGAACGCTGCGAACGGGTAGCCGGGGTGTTCGCCATACTCGTGCGCCAACTTGAGCAACTCCGGCAGGCCGCGCTCCGATTCGGTGTTGTAGGTCATGGCTTGTTCCAGTTCTTATCGAAGTCGGCCATTGCATCGGCCGGAGAGTCGCCAAACCCGGCTACGCCGTCTTGCGGGTTGTCGCCGTACAGAGCGCACCACTTGTCGCCGTCGAGGCTGATAGCGGGGCGGTAGAGCACGCTCGGCCGCATCTGTGCTTGTGCAACGTCAGCGGCGCAAGCGTGGACGGCGATGCCTGCGGAGCGCGCCTCGTGAATCACGCCATTGGCGGCCAGTTCTTGCCATTCGCGGTCAAGCATCGTTCTCCCTCCCTGCGCTGGCCCGTGCGGCGACTGCTTTGGCGGCAGCGCTCATTTTTGCCAGCGTCTCGGGGGAGGCGACTTTCCCGGTCTGTGCTGCCCTTAGCCTTTCGCGCGTCTCTTGACTGATGACGCGACGCTTGTTGGCTTCGCCAATCTTTTGCCGGGCCTCAGGCGTGACAACATGGCCAACCTGCGCTGCACGATTCCTCTCTCGTCCAGCCTCGCTGCACCGCGACCCATGGCTACCCCCGGTCGTGTGGTTGTAGCCGCCCGGCGTAAATGTCCCGTGCTCGGCAATCGCGGCTCGCTCGGCTTCGTCCCGCATGTTGTCCTCGACCGTCGCCAGCACAACGAGCGTCGGCGCGCCCAGCCTTCGCCAAGCCTCATGGACTTCCTTGTTGGAGTTGGAGAGGGCGTCTCGCCTGTGGCAGCCAAACCGCACCGCCACGCTCCTGCTCGTGATTCCGATGTAGGACTTGCCATCTGCAAAATCCAGCTTGTACAGCGTCTGCATCACGGCTTCTCCTGGGTGGCGAGCGTCCGAAACGCCAGCTCAACCGCAAGTTCTTTACGCTGGACTCTTTGTGCGTCAGGGCTCTCGCCGTCTTGGAATGCGACGTCATACAGCATTTCCAGCGCCTCACGCAGCCCCGGCTCGCTCCCGCCTCGTGCCGGTGCGGTGGCTGGGTGTCGCATGAATAGCTTCGTGCCAACTGGCGGCGCATCCACTCCAACGGCTGCGAGCGCAGTGAAATATCGGCCTTGGTTGACCTGGACGACTTCGGCAAATGGTCGAATCGGTGACGCGGCAGACTGCATTGCGATCACCGGAGCGCCAACAGCGGGCGCGGCAGCGAGGGATTCCAAGAACTTGAACATGAACATGTCCGTGCGCTCGAAGAAGTCCTGACCGCAGCCGGACGGCATGTGCTCGACGCTCATGAATGCTTCGCTGTCGAATCCAGCGCCGCGCTTGATTTGATAATTGCCGATGGTTGCGGCTTGTTGGGTTTGGTCGGTCATGAATGTTCCTTAGCAATTTGTTTTACCAACTCGTCAAGGTAGCGATTGGCTTCCTCAACTTTCCTCTTGATCTTTGCTTCCAATGCGTCGTCTCTGGTGTAGACAACGCTCGTAACTCGAAGAACTTCTGGTATCTGGCTCACGTAGTGGTAATCGACAGGCTCATAGCCGATCAAGTCATCTGGCGTATCCACTAAGCAATACGCAACCTCTGCCAACTGGACATTCCAAAGCATCATATAGGCGCGCATCTGCCATTCGTAGTTCTTATCGTGCGCATCCTCAGACATAACAGGAAACGTGTCGATTGACCATGAAGACTTGATATCAATGATCCTGTCGCCAGTGAATATGTCGCACTCGCCAGTAATCCATTCATTCGTCTTGCGCTCATTGTTCTTCACATAGTTCGTGAAGTGAACAGAGTTGTACAAGGCGATTGATTCGTTCTCAACAGCCAGTCCCTTGTCGGTGTACTTGCTCGAGAACGTCCTGGTGTAACCGTAGACAAGCTCCTTTGCGATGTACTGAAGTTCCGTCTTTGCGCCAACGGAAAGAATCTCATCTTTAAACTTCGGGTCGGTCATGATCTTTCCGAGACTGGATGCGCGGAACTTCATTCCTTCTGCTCCCACTCGTTGATCTTCTTCACTTGGCTAAGGCTCAGATCGTATTTCTCTCGTAGTTCTTGGGCTTGAAACTTGCCAGACATAACAGCTTCAAGAGCCTTAGCGAATCTTTCCTCGGTGAGTTCAGGTTTGGCACGAACTGCAACCTTCGGACGGATGCGCAGACATTCAACGGTATCGCCAGCCATCTTGGTTGTGGTGGCGTAAAGCGTGATCTGCTTGCCGGCCCAGTCCTCAATGTAGTTCCCGTAGAGCTTGGCAATCGTCTTGCAGTTGGTTGTGTTCAAGATGAAAGGTTTTGC